CAATGGACGCAACGGGAAAGCTCGACGTTAACGGAGGGACTTTCACGGTCGATCCATAATGGCAGAATTGATAATGAACCAAAGCGGAAAACTCGGACACGGATCCGGATCGGCAATTTCCGGAGGGGTGTTTTCGATCGTCTCCGCTCCCTCCGTCAAAAACAAGATCGAAAACAAAGGCATTTTTCGCGGACCGCTGAAATTTACTTTCTCCGGAGGAAACGCGGCCGGGTTTCAACCGGGAACAGTTGCGACGATCTCTCCCGTCGACATACCTCCGACGGCTGTTAAAACGAAAGCCGACGGTTTCCCGGTTATCCGGCTCGGAGATTCCGTCGTTATGGCTTGCCAGGGGACGAGCTCGACGCCTCCAAATCCGACGGCCGGGATCTCCGGTCCCGCGGAGGTTTCGGACGCCGGACAATCGAAAGTAAGGGGAGACTGAAATGGTTGATCCGTACCAAGGAGATCCGAAAATTTGGATCACAAAAGACGGAGCGGAGATCGTCGTCCGAAACGGACAGCCGATAATGGACGCCGGACTCGAAAACGCGGTTTTGATGTCACTTTTTACTATTGAGGATTGGTTTGGAAATGTTCTTTTCGATCGTATCAACGAAAGGATTGGAGGACGTTTTCAGAAAACCGGAAACGAGCCGGTAACTCTCTCCGGCTTGAATGATCGATCCAATGCCGCGGAGGTCGATCTCGAATGGATGATCGAGGAGGGAATCCTCTCGAGCGTCGAGGCAATTTCCCGCAATCCAACCGGGAGCTATGTCGAGACGGAAATCGAGCTTACTCCTCTCGGGAAAGACGTTCAAAAACTATTGATCCAGCAAAACGGAGAAAACTGGATTATTCAGATCAACGATCCGGCTCATAGGAGGATCTAGGTTATGGGAATCGAGATACCGACCACGAAACAGATCACCGATCGGAACGTTGCCAATTTTGAACAGCGACTAAACCAAACCGTTCCGCAAGTCTCGAAAGCCTTTTATCGAGTCCTCTCCGCGATCGAGGCTCTCGGATATACGGAGCTCTATAAATTCGGAGTCGAGAGAGCTCTCCAGAATCTAGCACTAACCGCAACCGGAGAGGATCTCGATCGGATCGGATCCGAATACGGAATAAACCGCAAGCCGGCCGAACCGTGGGAGGGACAAGGGACAACACAAGGGATCGGAGGGACGATCATTCCGGCCGGGACTCAATACGTTTCGAATTTCAATCAAGCGATCTATTTCACGATCGCCTCCGCGGAGGTTGTCGGCTCGACGGCCGTTTTCGATCTCCGCTCGCAAGCCTCCGGAAACGATTTCAACCTAGCAGACGGAACCGAGCTCACTATCTCACAACCGATCGCGAACCTTGACGACATATGCGAGATCCTAGAGACAACGAATTTCGGAGCGGATCGAGAGTCGGACGAGGATTACCGGAGGAGAGTCCTAAACGAGATCCGGACGGTTGGAGGAGGAGGAAACGCGGCCGATTATCGTCGATGGGCAGAGGAGGTCGGAGGAGTCCGGAGAGCTTTTCCCTATTCCGGAAAACCTCTCACGATTTACGAGATTACCGATTCCTTGCCGGGAGACCGGACGGTATACGTCGAGTCGCAGGATCGATCTCCGGCGTCCTCCGCGCTACTCGACGAGGTTAGAGACCATATCAACCGGGATCCCGTTACAGGTTTCGCGCGGCCTCCTCTCGGAGAGATAGACGACAATCTATGGATCGAGTCCGTCGTTTTCGTTCCGATATATGTCGAGGTCCGAGGTCTCTCCGTCGATCCGGACGTTGAAAACCAAGTCAAGCTCGACATTCGATCGGCTCTTACGGAGTATTTCGCGGCTCTCTCTATGTACGTCGAGGGAATCGATTTCGCGGCCGATAGGAATGATCAAATAACAGACTTGACGGTCTCGACGATCGTACAGGACGTGATCGGAGCGGCCGGAGGTACAGCCTCCGGAATAGCTTTTGGAGTCGCTCCGGATACATACCTCCCGTTTTATCAGCTAAATCAAGGGGAGCTCGCTACTCTCGGAGGGAGCGTAACGTATGTCTAGTCTTTCGATGAAAGACGTTCTAAAGACACTCCTCCCGAAAGGAGCGTTTTGGAGACCTATTCCTGACGGAGAGCTCGATAATCTCTTTAACGGGATGGGAGACAATGCGGACGAGATATATCGATACCTTTCCGCTCTCGCTTTCATCCGGGATCCGGCTCGGACGATCATCCTCTCGGACCTCGAGAAAGAATACGGAGTTTTAACGGATCTCCGGCTCGACGAGGAGACGAGACGCGCGATCCTCGCCTCGTATGCCTACGCGAAACCGGGAACGGGATCCGAGGACAACCTCGAGGAGATCCTCCGAGGAGCCGGATTCAACGTCCGGGTTTATCAAAACAATGGACCGACAATCGATCCGGCTTTTCTCTTGACTGCTTTCCAGTGTATTGCCGGGACAACTACCGCGATCGCCGGAAACGAGGATGCTTTCGCCGGAGAGAGCGGAGGTTATCTTATAGTAAACGGAGCGATTTTCGAAACCATTTTGACCGATCCGATGCAAGCGGACGGGCCTTTCGCTTTCGCCGGAAACTCTCAAGCCGTTGCCGGATACTATCTCGCTTTCGATCGGGAGAGGGTCGATTATGACATCCCGACGGATCCGGATCGGTTTCGATATGTCTTTTTCATCGGAGGAGAGGCGTCCGGATGGATCGGTCTCCGAGACTGGAACATGGAAAAGGCCGGGATCTCGGATTGGGTAACGGGACCGAGGACGACGGCAATCAAAACGTTACAGGCTCCATACCCTCTCCCGGAGATGGATTCTCGAGCTATCCGGATTACGTCTGAAAAAAACGCCGATCAACAAATTTTCGACGTTTCGCAACCGGATCCCTCTCTCGAAATGTCCGCTTTGATGTATAGAGCGGCGTCCGGAGATGTCATCTCCTCGAGCTGGCAACGGTTTATCAATGACGGAGACATGGAAAGATCCGGCGTTTCCGCGTGGATTCCGGGAAACAATGCAGTCTTAACGAAACAAACCGCGACACCTTACGATGGCAAACAATATCTCCGGATCGCATGGGGTGGCGGACCTCCTCAGTATTCGGCCGGACAATCATGTCTCCGGACATCCGGTCGCACTTATAGAATTATTGGAGCGGCTCGAGGAGACGGAGTCGTTTCTCAGCCGGTCATTAGGCAGGGAGGAGTAAATATTTGGACCGGGACGAGCTCCGCGACTTGGCAACCGTTCGATTTTACATTTACCTCCGCGGTCGATAATTTCATTCGTCTCTACGATTGGAACGCGGCCTCGACTGGTTATGTGGAATTTGACGACATAGCAATTTATGAGCTCGTCGATCTTGTCGATGGTAACATGGAAGCGGCCGGAGTCGGAGCCTGGAGTAACTCTCCAAACGCGACATTGACAAAAGAAACGGGATCTCCATATCGCGGATCCCGTTGTCTCCGCGTCGAGTGCAACGCCGGATCCGATCCGTATGCCTATCAAACGATCCTAGTTGCCGGACAAAGATACATAATAAAAGGTTTCATTCGCTCCGATGGAAACGCGGTCCCGAATATTCGGACGGAATTAGGAGTAGCTTGGATCGGGACAACTAACACGGATTGGCAACAATTCGGGCTGGTTTTCAAAAACCCGGCCGCAACTCAACTCCGTTTGGCCGCAATAACCTCGACCGTTGGCGAATACTGCGAATTCGATCAAATCACTATCGAGCCGCTCCTCCCGGATGCTTATTCCGCAAGCGGAGGATCCAACGGTTTCGAGGACAAAGGTTTTGCGATCGATTTCAACGGATCCTCGGATTGGATCAATTGTGGAAATATAGCTGATTACATTGACAACTTTACTTTGTGCGCTTGGATACAAACCGACGAAAACGACGAGGTAATAATTGGCCGAGAGTTTGGAGGATCATTACAGTATTCTTTTCGGATTTTCTCCGATGGAAAATTGACTTTCTCCGAGGACTCCGCTCCGGCAACCGATTACAAGTCAACGGACATTGTTAATGATGGGAAATGGCATTTCGTTTGCGTTGTAATCGACGGATCTAGTTCTCAGCTATATATCGACGGACAACCAAACGGATCAAGTTTCAGTCCAACAATAACCTCCTATGTCGTGAATCTCGAGATTGCATCTAGAAACGGAGGAGGAGCAAACTTTTTCGACGGTAAGATCTTGCAACCGATCATTTTCTCAACGAGGAAATCCGCGGCAGAAATTTTTGCATTGTACGAGCTTGGAAAAACGGTTGCTCTTACCGGAGGATATGTCGAACAGCGTTTAGACGAATTGATCCTTGATCCGGTTTCGATTACTGGGATAGCTCGAGGAGACGGACAGACGGCCGTCCCGATGATCGCTATTTATGATCCGGTTTTGGATGAATGGATAACAGTCTGGGTCGGTGGAGTCAATTATAACGAACAAGCAATTTCCGCCATTGCCGAAAACGGAATATCCGCGATCCGTCTTTACAACAAATTCAACGAGGCATCTTCGGCTTTGTTTGATGACATCGACATAACAAACCCTCAGATCGCTTTCGCGCAAATACCAAACGAGCAACGGGAGGCTTTCGAGCGTCTCGTCCTAAAATACAAACATCTTTCCGCGTGGGCCGGAGCGGTAATCGAATACACCTAGAGCCCAAAGAGGAGGAGAAAATGAAAGACTATTCGACGATCGCAAATACGTCCGGATCTTTTCCGGACGTGGTAGCAGTAAACGCCTCCGGACCCTCGGCAACGGACGGTACTCCCTATATCAAACAGTTTGTAGATGATCTTTGGGGAGCGGCTCAAGCGTTAATGGACGCTGCCTTCATTGCCCCGAATGGAGTAACGGAAGCGGCCGGAGCGTCTCAACGCCTCGAGGCTATCCGGAGAATTTCCGGCTATCCAGGGGAGATTATCGCTTGGGGTGGGCGTCTCGCGATCGATCCATACTCTCTCGGTATTCGACTCCTCCTCCTCGACGGATCCGGAGTCCTCCGTTCCGATTTTCCGGAGCTCGACAGTATCGTTTATGTAGGAGACGGAAACAACGGATCCGCTCCGGCTTTCTACCATGCAGACGACGAGGCAGGGACGATCAGAAACACGGCCGGAAACTATCTCATTCTTGCCGACGCAAGAGGCCTTTTCCTTCGCGGCGTCCCGTCCGGTGGAGGTAGGGAGATTGGAGATTTTCAGGATTCATCTCTTCAGGATCACTACCACGAGACACAAGAGGGACTTACAGGCAATATTTGCTACTCTGAAAATCTAACAACCGGATCCGGTGGAGTCCTTCGGGATATTGCACAAATGACTACAACCCAATCGGCCTCTAAAAAGGTTATAGCTAGGGGAATAAGCGGAGCTCCGGTCGATTTGTTCGAAACATATCCGGATAATACGGCAGTTCGTTTTTTCATTCGATACTAGGAGGAGGAGCAAATGAGGAAAACGGCAATAACAAAAACAATAGACGATCTCAAAATCGTTACAGGTTTTGATATTCAACGGGTTAATCCGGTTGCGACTAGAAAGATCATTTCAGCGATGCTCGAGGAGCTCGACGAGAGCAAGAGGCTCACCGGAGTAGCATCCTCACTCGAGGATCGAAAACTCGCCTTGAAGACGGCGATCCGGAACAAAGATAATATAGAAATCGAAAATATCAGCGCGGAGATCGCCTCCCTGGAATCTCAGATCGAAACATTGCGAGATCTAATCCGTCAAAAACAAATGGAATTTCTCGAGACGGAGGCAATTTATTTCGCTCCTCCGTCTCGAGAGTATATTCTCACAGACGAGGAGGCCGCAGATCTTGAATTGAAGTTCGGCACGTTGAAACCAAATCATTTTCTCCTTAGAGACGGATCGATTATCGAGGATCTCCGCGGATCCGATTATTGGGAGAAAGTCGACGGAAAATGGAGACGCTCTCAAATCGAAAAGCTCGGAGAAACGATCGACGGCTCTCGAGTGTCTCCGGAAAATCTCAAACAAAAAGACATAGACGAGATCGAGACGCAACGGATCGGAGATCTTTCCGAGGAGGACAAAAAAGCGGAAAAGGATCGGCTCCTCGAGGCCGCAACAAACGCGGCCGTTTTGATGCGAGGACGCCTCGAGCTCGAGGACGACGCGGAGGCTCTCACGAAAGCGAAAGCGTTTCTCTCCGAAAAGAAATCCGAGATCGAGAGTCTATACTCCTAGGAGGTTGATCGATGCCGGAAACCGAGGAAAGAAAATCAAAACCCTCTCCTTTTACTGTAAACGGCCGGGAGATACCGCTCCGATGGATCATAACGATTCTCGCTTTTCTCGGTCTCGGAGGAGGCGGAACGTCTCTTTTTATGTCGGAGAAAAACGTCGATACTCGAATCGAGGAGAAAGCAAAACCGATCAAGAAAAAGATCCGCGAATACAAAGAGGAGGACGACTCGAGACACATAAAGATCGATCATACGTTTAAGCGTATCGAGGGAAAAATCGATCGCGTCCAAAACGTTCAATACAAGCAATTTGCCCGGTCCGAGGCTGTCCGGGTTACGGACAAGGCAAAGATCAAGTTTCAAGCCGATCGAGAGGCCGCGCAATTTCGATTGTATGACATGAATCTAAACCGACTCCAAAGCGGCCGCGAACCTTGCCAAAATATCGATTGTACAAACTAGCTTGAAAGAATCCGAAAAGATCCGGGAGATCCTCTCCTCCCTCCCGGAGTCGAAACGACTGTTTCGGATCAATGCCGGGATGGGATGGACCGGAGAGATCCGATCGAAGTCCGGCGATCTCGTTGTCCTCGAGAGAGCTCGTCCGTTACATGCGGCTCCTAGAGGATGGCCGGACCTCGTCGGATGGGAGTCGATCGAGATTACTCCGGAGATGGTCGGAGAGGCTCTCGCGGTTTTCGTCGGAGAGGAGATCAAGCTCCGCGGCCGGCTTTCCAGGGAGCAACGCCTATTCGGAGAGCTCCTCGAGAGGATGGGAGGGAGATTTCGGGTTATCCGAGATTGAAAATCGTTCCCGGTTGCGCTCCGAGGAGATTCGATTCCGAAAGAGGGATCACGGACGTTTTACAGCTCGTTATATAGTCGTTTCCGGATTTGTAGGTTCTCAGAATATCAAACGGAGGAGAGGAGCCGCGGAGCAAGGTTCCGTTTCTCCGGTATAGTTGATCATCCCTGTTCTTTTCGAGCTCGGTTGCGACGATAAGAGCAAGATCGTCGACGAGGGAAACGGCCGCTCCGATGATCGCTCCGCTCCCGGTTGCCGCGGCAAGTGTCGAGGAGACTCCGTCGAGGATCGCTTTCGTTGCCGGAGATTTGACGATCTCCCGGATCCGATGTCCGATCTCCCGTATGTCTTGATCGCACTCCATAAAGAGGATCGAATATGCGAGAAACTCTCCCGGATTTTTCGGTCCGTAAATCAAATGCCCTTGTCCGTCGAAAGAGATCGTGTCTCCTCGTCGGACATTCGGGAAAGGTAACGAATTGAAATCGACTCTCCCCTCCTCGATCCCGTCCTCGTCTACTGCGAAACTCACGATATAGGGCTCTCCATAGATTCCCGGATCGGAGATCTTGCGTCCGACGGAAAACTCTCGGACAACTACCGCGATTTTATCAAACCTCGAATTGAAATAAGGATTAGCTTCGATCGGTCTCCCTTTGGGGCTCATAATCAACTCCTTTCAATTTTTCCGCCAGCCGGAAACGACGCTCGACAACTCGAGCGGCTCTCGACTCCGGACGGAGAGAACACTTTCCCGCGGCATAAGCGGAGAGACCTCCGCGGACGGAGCCGCAAAAATCGATCCGGTCCCGGAGATACCAAGTCCCGCACTCAATTTGACCTCGAGGCTCGGAGAGATCGAAACCTCGATCGATGCACCTCCGGAGAGCTCCTCCGTGAACCTGCATTAGTCCGATCTCGTTTTTCGATTTCCCGATCACGTCCGGCCGATAGGAGCTCTCACAATAGATCATCGACGCGATCAAAAACGGATCATGATCATACTTCCATGAAAACTCGAGGATCTCGTCTATGCGCTCGAGACGCTCCTCCTCGTCCCGGTATAGACGAGCTCGAGGCGTAACCCGGAGAAGCCAAAGGATCGCCTCCTCGAGCTGTTCTCGCGTCTCCTCGACGCTCTCCTCCGCGGCCCCCTCGGAGGACTGAGCCGCGCAAGGGACTCCGAGAGCGATCACCGTTAAAATAAGTAGCAATACGAACAATCCGGACTTACTCGGAGCAATCAAAAGTCTTTTCATTTTTCTTTCCTCTCGCTTGCGGTCCGTCTCCAGTCGACGATCGTTATTTTCGGAGCCGTTTCCCGGATCTCCCTCTCCTTTTCTGTCCAAAGTCCCTCGAGGTCCGGGATATGTCTCCCGCAACGGTCAAAAACGAGGACATGATTGTCTTTTCGAATGTAGCAGATTTCGGGTTTTATCGTCTTTTTCATCCCGTCCTCCGTCGTTTCCTCTTTTTTTCGAGGTCTTTCTCGACTAATTGCCGACGATACCAAGCCCACCCCGGTTTATATCCGGCTTGTCTCGCGATCTCGTGTAGGAGTGTAACGTTTACCGTCTCCCGGTCCTCCGAGAGTCGCCAGTAAACCCACATAGGATCCCGGCCGAGCTCCTTTGCAACCTCGAGGAGCTTTCCGACGGCTCCCGGAGCCGTCTCGGAGGCCGGCGTCTCACGAAATTCAGTGATAGCGGATTCTATCCGCTCGAGGATCTCCCGTTGCTCCTCAGACGGCCGAGAATTGAATTTGACTGGACTTTGAACCGGGACGAGGTTTGTATCGACTAGCTCCTCCGGACGCCTCCTCCGGCCGCTCTTGTTGTGCTCACAGCCTATACAGCTCTTTTTTTCGCAATAGAGGAAATCGAGCTCCGGACAAAGCCGGAGAGAGGCCGCGTCCGGCGTCTTTCGAGGCCTCGTTTTCTCCCGGCCGCGGAATTTCCAATCGTAAAACGATAACGGATGTCCGTGTTCCTGTAGGTTTCCGACATGATCGAGGACGACGCACTCTTTTTTTCCTTGCCACGTCCGGAGGCCGCGGCCGATCATTTGGTAGAAAAGAGCTTTCGAGAGGGTCGGACGGAGCATTATTACAGCCTCGACGCGCGGCACGTCGAGCCCATAGGTTACGAGCTCACAACTAGTCAAGCCGTCGAGGTCTCCGTCTCGGAGTCCGTCGATCAGTGTCTTTCGCTTTTTGTAGGACATTCCTCCGTCTATGTTCTCGAAACGGTATCCGGCGTCCGAGAATCGGCCGGCCGTCTCCGCGGCCGCTTTGATCGATCGGCAATAGACGAGAGCCGGCTTTCGATCGGCGTGCCTCCGATAATGATCGATCGCTTTCCCGTAAACTTTCCGTTGGGTAAGGAGAGCGTCGAGCTCGTCCGGGTTAAACTCCGTCCCTCTCCTATGAACCTGTTTCAATCCCTCGAGGGGAGGAGCGAAATACCGGATCCCGGAGAGAAAACCGAGCTCGATCAATCGCTGGATCGTCGGACCGGTTACGAGCTCTCCGTAAAGCTCCGAGAGGCCGCGTCCGTCGAGCCGCTCCGGAGTCGCAGTAACTCCGACTATTTTTGTTTCCGGGAACCGTTCCCAAATCTCCTTTTGCCGATCAAAATACAAATGCGCCTCGTCGATGATCATGAAATCCGGAGGTCGCTTGATCGATTCCCATCGGCGGATCAAAGTGGAGCTCGAAACTACATGAGTCGAAAACGCGAGACTCTCTTTAAAGCCTGGAGCGATCCGCCCGTGATTCACTCCGACGATCGCAAGCTCGTCCGAGGCTTGTAAGAGGAGCTCGTTTCGAGGGACGACGATCCAAACTGTCCGACCTCCCTCGACGGCCGATCTTACCATCTCGGAAAAAACGACGGTCTTTCCGGCTCCCGTCGGCAACTGCAAACAGACGGCTCGACGGCCGCGACGAAACGCAAGCCGGACATTTTGGAAAGCGTCGATCTGGTATGGTCGGAGCACTAGTAATCGCGGATTCTTGTCAATCGGAGTTTCATCTTTGGGAGCGGCCCGAAGATGAAA